GGCAAGGGTGTTTTCCTGAAGAAGATCGGTCGCTACGTCAAACCTGCTGCTGGTTTCACCGTGGTTGCTACCGCTAACACTAAGGGTAAGGGTTCTGACGACGGTCGCTTTGTTGGCACCAACGTCCTCAACGAAGCGTTCCTTGAGCGTTTCCCTGTGACCTTTGAGCAGTCCTACCCCACCCCTTCGGTTGAGCAGAAGATCCTTGATCGTATCTGCAGCGATTCTGAGTTCAACCAGCGCCTGTGCGACTGGGCAGACATCATTCGCAAGACCTTCTATGATGGTGGTATTGATGAGATCATCAGCACCCGTCGTCTGGTTCACATTGTTCAGGCATACGAGATCTTCGGTGACCGTGCCAAGGCAGTGACCACTTGCATCAACCGTTTCGACGACGAGACCAAGCAGGCATTCCAGGAACTGTATGACAAGGTTGATGCAAACGTAAACTTTGGAGAAGACAATGAAGGATTTGTGGATGGAGTACAGGAAGGCAGTGTGGGAAACCTTCCCTGACCTTGAGAACATCTGTGACTGGGCAGACTGGGAGGACAAAGGCACCTCCCTCTCCGCCAAGATTTACAACAACGATTACATTCTCAAGTCTAGGGAGGTCAACATCTGGAACGAGAAGTCATGCATCTACAACAACATCATCTATCCAAAAACGGGTGAGAATCTACCCTGCTTCGGAATGGATCTGATGGGTTTCTTTGAAAAGAAAGTCATCTTAGTGTTTGACTTCCAACATCCAGTAGAGAACTATCTGTTCTCCCATCCAGACCTCCCTAAGGCAGAGGGTGAGTATCGGTTCTTTGAACCTGGCAACCACTTCTCTGAGAATATCTACGTTGCCAAGTGTACGATGTCCGAGGTCAACGATCACCTTGAGATGTTCAAAAAATACTTGACCATCTACAAGGATATGTTAGAATGTAAAATGCCAAGAGGCACAGACACCACTGTCTATTCTGACTTTGACAAATACATGACTAGACTAGATCCCGTTGGGGGATATCTATCTAGCACCTTCGGGAAAGAAAAAGCAGAATCTCTTGTAAACGATTTCCTTTTCTGTTATGGTTAACGCCTGGTCCTTACTTTATGATGCTATGGAAGACGACAAAATTGTTTTGAACTATGACCGCGATCCTGTCGTTGATTACGACAGTTACTACAGTGTAAAAATTGGAGAAGACAACATTTCTATCAACACGAGCAAGTACAAGTACGACGAAGACAAGATCGTAAAAGAACTTCTGGAGTACATCAGCAACACCTACAATCAGCATTACTCTAGTGGGGGTATTCAAACCCTTGATCTGATTGAATCCTGCGGTGATGGTGAAGCATTCTGTCGGAGTAACATCCTGAAGTATGCTTCTCGCTATGATAAGAAGGGCACCGCCCGCCGTGATATTATTAAGATCCTGCACTACGCAGTTCTTCTCCTCCACTTCAACGACAAAAACGCAGTACGTGAATCTTATGAAACTTTCTAAAAGCACTCTCGACATTCTGAGAAACTTCTCTTCTATCAATCAGTCGATCTGCTTCAAGAAAGGATCCGAACTCTCCACTCTCTCGATCCAGAAAAACATTCTGGGTCGATCCCAGATCCAGGAAGAGTTCTCTCGTGACTTTGCGATCTATGATCTGAGTGAATTTCTCTCTGGTCTTTCTCTTTTCAACGACCCTGAGTTTGATTTCTCTCACCCCAACTATGTGACCATCAAAGACAGCAGGAACACCTCTCGGTATTTCTTTGCTGATCCTTCGACCATTGTTACTCCACCCGAAAAGAAAGTAGAACTTCCTAGTCAAGATGTTTGCTTCCTGGTGTCTGCTAATGATATTTCTAACATCATCAAAGCAGCGAGTGTTTATCAAATCGAAGATCTCTCCGTTGTTGGTGATGGTGAGAAAATTGATCTTGTTGTCCGTGACAAGAAGAACGACACGTCCAACAGTTATGCAGTGAGCGTTGGTGAAACCGATGCTTCCTTCTGCTTCAACTTCAAGGTTGAAAATCTGAAGTTGCTTCCTGGTGGATACTCTGTTATTGTGAGCAAGCATAACGCTTCTCTGTTCAGGCACCAGAGCCTGAACCTTGAATATTTGATCGCACTTGAACCTGATTCTAAGTATGAAGGATGATTTTCTGTGGGTGGAAAAGTACCGCCCACAAACTATTGAGGAATGCATCTTGCCTCAAGAGACCAAAGATGTATTCCAGAACTTTGTTAATGGTGGGGAGATCCCCAACCTTCTTCTTTGTGGCACTGCTGGCATTGGTAAAACCACAGTTGCCAAAGCACTCTGTAATGAACTTGGTGTAGATTACTATGTCATCAATGGATCCGACGAGGGTCGATTCCTCGATACTGTCCGAAACCATGCGAAGCAATTCGCTTCGACCGTCTCGCTTACGTCAACTGCTAAACACAAAGTCATCATCATTGACGAGGCAGATAACACGACCCACGACGTACAACTCCTCTTACGGGCGTCTATTGAGGAGTTTGCTGGCAACTGCAGGTTCATCTTCACCTGCAACTACAAGAACAAAATCATTGCACCCCTCCACTCAAGGTGCAGTGTCATTGACTTTGGGATTAAAGGCAAAGCGAAAGTCCAACTGGCAGGAGAATTTTTCAACCGTGTCAGGACTATACTTGAGAGCGAGGGTATTACGTATGACCCGAAGGTTGCAGCAGAAGTTATCCAACAGCACTTCCCTGACTTCCGCCGAGTTCTCAACGAACTCCAGCGATACTCCTCATCAGGGACAATCGACACTGGCATTCTGGCGGCGCTGAATGAAGTTCGACTTGGTGAACTTGTCAAAGCACTGAAGCAAAAAGAGTTCTCTGTTGTACGCAAGTGGATTGTTTCCAATCTCGACAACGATCCGAATGTGATCCTCAGGACAGTGTATGATTCTCTCTACGACTGTCTCGTCCCTCAGAGCATTCCCCAGGCGGTACTGATCATTGCTAAGTATCAATACCAGTCTGCCTTTGTTGCTGACCAAGAGATCAACCTCCTGGCAGCACTCACTGAAATTATGGTTGAGTGTCAATTCAAATGAAAACTCTAAAGACCCCACTCAGATACCCTGGAGGAAAGTCTAGGGCATTGACCAAACTTCTTAAGTATCTTCCTAGCAGGGAGATCACTGAGTACCGAGAGATGTTCCTCGGTGGTGGTAGCGTCGCCCTTGAGATGACTAAGCGTCTCCCCAAGGACGTTCCCATCTGGGTCAATGATTTGTATGAACCACTGTATAATTTCTGGATAGTTCTTCGGGACAACCCTGATGAACTGCAACGTAAACTGCAAGAACTTAAGTCTAGATACCCAGACCAAGGTTCTGCCCATGGTCTGTTCCTTCAAGCAAAGGATGTAATCAATGACAGAGCGCAAAGTGACACGGATAGAGCTATTGCTTTTTATGTTCTTAACAAGTGTAGTTTCTCTGGGCTTACTGAATCTTCCTCCTTCTCCAAGCAAGCTTCCGACAACAACTTCACGATGCGAGGGATCCTGAAACTAAAGGAATACTCGTATCTGATCAAGCGATGGAAGATCACTAACCTTGACTACCAAGAACTTGCTGCTGATGAGAAGTTAACTTTCATCTATGCAGATCCTCCGTACAACATCAAGGATGTTCTCTACGGAAACAAAGGTCAGATGCACAAAGGATTTGACCACGCTCGATTTGCTGACGTGATGGATGCATGTCTTTGCAACGTCATGATCTCCTACAACGATCATCCAGACATCATTGAGAGGTTCCTTGACTGGTGTCAGTATGATTACGAGCACACTTATACTATGAGATCCACAGGTACATACATGTCGGATCAGAAAAAACGTCGTGAATTGATCTTAACTAATTATGGGAAGTTTAGGGGTTCGTGTACTCCCTAGCGGGTACTGCCAACTGTATCATACGAGACGAGGAGGGATGGCAACGTTCTGTCCCAACTCTCAGATGGCAATCATCAACGGTGATGAAGTGCATGTCACCTTGAAGAATGGTTCTGTGTGCATCTACAGAATCAATAGCAACAGAACTGGAGTTACTGGTCCGATCAGAACATTCTTATGAAGAAAGAACTTAAAGACTGGCTCAACTCTATCAACCACACAAAAGAAAACTACTTGGAGGAAGATCCTGATTGCATCTCCTCCTATCCTCCCTACATCGTGAACCGATGTTTGTCTGGTCAGATTGATGCCATCCTCTTTGCAAACGAGATGAACCTCAATGCTCATCTTGACAAAGACATGCAGTATCAATTCTATATAAATACGTTGAGAAAACGTAAACGTTTCTCACCTTGGTTGAAGAAAGAACAGATCGCAGATCTGGATCTAGTCAAACGGCACTATGGTTATAGTAACGAGAAAGCAAAGATCGCCCTTAATCTTCTTACCAAAACCCAACTTGAAATCCTTAGAAACAAATATGACATGGGAGGAAAAAGATGACTGCGATCTCTGAAGAGGTCAAATGGACCGCTGACAGCATGGTGGAGGTGAGTCTCAAAGAACCAGATGATTTCCTGAAGGTTCGTGAGACACTGACTAGAATCGGAGTTGCCTCCCGTAAAGAAAAGAAACTGTATCAATCCTGCCACATCCTACACAAGCAGGGTCGTTACTATATCGTTCACTTCAAAGAGTTGTTTGCTCTTGATGGTAAGAAAGCAAACCTGAGCATCAATGATGTTCAGCGTCGCAATCGTATTGTGCAGTTGCTTTCGGACTGGGGTCTGATCACCATCGCGGTGAAGGAGAGTGTTGCTGATGTTGCACCGCTCAGTCAGATCAAAGTTCTTTCTTACAAAGAGAAGGGTGAGTGGACGTTGGAAAGCAAGTACAACATCGGTAAGAAACCGACCACCGCAGCATAAATAGACATGTGACCTTTCGTGCGGTCACTCTACAAGTCGGAACACCCTACAGACCCCTTGACAAGGGGTCTTTTTTTGTGCTATAAATAGATCAGTTCCGTAAGGCGTGCAACACCGCTAGGAACTGCAAAAACACTACGGAGAAATCCCATGGCTAAACTGACTAAGCCGCTTGAAGCGGTTATGAATGTCCTGTCCCTTGTTGCTGGATTCATCGCACAAGGTATTTCAGGAGTAAGAAAGAAAGTTGAACGTAAACAGTTCTTGGAAGTTGTATACGTTCCCATTAAAGACCTTAAAGTTGATCCCAAGTATCAGAGGTTGATCAACCTTGGGTTTATCAAGAAAGCGAAGGAGTTTGATCCCCTTCTTGTTAAGCCTCTCTCGGTCTTCCAACGTCCAAACGGTGACAAGATGGTTGTCGATGGACAACACACCACAGTCCTCGCAGCAACCTATGTTGAGGATCCAGAGAACTTTGAACTGCCTTGTCAGATTCAATACCACCCCTCTGATTTCACCATCGCTCAGTGCGAGAAAGCAGAA